GATGCAAGCGTCTAAGCTGTGGATAAAGTTAGCAGTCACTGCGTTGCCTTGCCCCTTCGGATCAATCTTATCTTCCAGTTCATCTGCTGTGATAGTCATAGATAAGTTTTGAAACACAGTCTCCACCTTTAACTTCTTAAATTTACGGTAGCTTTGTACTACTTTAAATCCGGTGGGTGTAGTCCAAGTAATAGCACTGTCGTAACCTAAAGCTCGTACACTTTCACGCAGGAAGTTCATTACTTTATTCACCGGACGACATACTTGGTTAGCTAATCGGTTAACAATCTTACTAATCCAAATCACAGAGGTAAGCATCTCTCCTGTACTTGTCCACGGATGATTAACTCCTATACTTTTAAACAAATCTTGTACTAAGTTATAGTGGGTAGCACCGTAAGGTCTGTTCATAACTGCTAACTTAGCTAACTTACGAGAGAACCCGTACTGCATCCAACTCTTAGCCAGTGGTCCACCGTCCTTCTTCAACTCATCGTACACCATATCACTAAACTCTGTGTACATGTCATTAGCTTTGTCTTCCTCCACCAGGTTGCACATCCTCCCTGTGTCTTTGTCTCTCAATAACAAACTAAGTATCTGCATACCGTTATTGGAACAGTCCTGACGCACAGGTAAGTAGCTAACATATCCGTACCCCTCCTCCGTAAACTTCTTAAACTCTAAACAGAACCGTAGGAAACAGAACGGATCGGATGCATCAGTCCACCAATCAGTACCGTGTGGATCATCAGCAGCTTCCAATATAAACTTCTGTCGTTTACCTACCCACTCTAACCGTTCTGCTCGTGTACCCTTTACTCCCCACATGTTGGCACCGTGTATAAGTACCGCTTCCAAGTCCTCTTCATCTACTACTTGTTGACCGTTCTTAAAGTCTAACAAACTCTTAGCTAAGTCAGAACCTTGTGGATGTAAGTAGTACGGTAAAGCGTACACTCTGCCACGATAGTCACAACGATACGGAAAGTACAGCTTGTTCCACTTACTATATATCTTAGCTAGGTGTAGGATACGACAAGTCTGATACCGCTTACTATTGTTAGCGTCGTTGGCTTTCTTGATGTCCTTTTGTTTTAACTTCCAAGCCCGTAACTCATGTGGACAATCACCTGTGTACCTCGGTTGCTCAGGTATCGTACCGAAGTTAGGTATGTTTCCTACTACCCGTTCATTCTCCCAAAACTTTAGAGTGTACTCTAATATTTCCTTGTTAATTTTCCATTCCACTTGTTGCAATTTGCTACACGCAGACATCGCATGTTCATAACTCTTCTCGTAGTCCTCAAACCAAGACACTGGCTTACCTGTTATGAACTTCTGCGGAGGCATGTGCTTAACGCTGTACCCACCACCCACTAATCCGTACCAATCAACCGGTCGGTCAGGTAATGCCATCTTAAATACACGAGTAGTCTCCTTCCATGAATCAAAGCGTCTGATCCAATCTTTAAATTGTGCTGTAGGTAAGACTAAGCGTTCCGGTTTGTAGCTCTTCTGTCCACCTGTATTAAAGCCGATCTCCCACAAGCCAGTTTCTATACGAATTTCTTCGAGTAACCACGAACCTAGGGCAACCTTACACTTGCTATCCCACAGCGTGAACCGTTCTTCCTCATAGTGATAGAACTGCTTCAACTTCATCGCCTTTGACCTGTCATCCAACGCTAACAAATCAAGCTTGTTAGGATGCATAGTTTCTAACGCTTTGTCCCATCTCGCTTGGTTCTCAAATGCTTTGCCTATCTTGTAAGCTAATCTACCAACAGGTAAGTTGAATTGTAAGTTATCAAGGAAAGTTTGCAGAGCAGTAGCTGATACTTGGTACGGACACATATCTAATATAAAGGTAAGGAACAGCGGTGTTGTGTGCTCGGTATTACCTCCAAAAGTGTACATAAAATCCTCCACCCTCTTACCCAATCTTGGAGCCATAACACGAAGCATTCTTTTACTAGCTTCAGTTTGAGATGACTCGCCCTCTGCTCTCAGCTTGGCTTGGCGATTTCGGTAAGCAGTTCTTCCCCACTCCCTCATCCTCCAAACATGTCCCCGTGTCTCTTTAGTCATGTGCGTTATTAAACCAGCATTTAGGAAGCTGGCGTTGTTTGTCCGTTCGATAAGCTATTAACTTGCCTTCTGCATCACGGACATAGTTGCCATTCTTATCCCGTTGAAAGCCTGTGATCTCCGTGTCCGCCCAGAACTTATTCCACCCAACAGCTATGGCGTTGTGATCGATACTAGACCAGTTAAAAGGGAGGTCAGTTACGGACGCTTCGTACTCTTCTATATTGTTCATCCAATAATTCTTCCCGTAATATGTCCGCCTCAGCCTCCCAAAACAGGTCAACTCTTTCTCGGATCATCGTATCCATTCCACCTGAGCCAATCTTCGATGGCTTCTTCGTCACCATCAAACTCTTTAATCTCGTCCAAAAGCCATTCTCTTTCTTGTTCTTCTTCATCTGCTAAATCATATGGGTTATTGCTGTTAAGCCAGCTGTCGTAATTGCATCCTCTCATTCTTCCTCCAGTTTCTCAAGGTGTTCTTTGTAGTGCTGAAGGGACAGGTAAAGGTCTAGGAACTCCCCGTCAAGCTCTCGGTTCATATCGTTGTTAAAAATGTGGAACATCAACTCTTCAGTCATGTCCACAGGGTCAAGTAATATCTCTTTCATCGGTTTATTAATCTCGGTAAAGTGTGGCGATGATCAGCACAAATATAAATATCAAAGTAAAAAATGTAATAGCACTCATAATAGTTAAGTATTCTCCTTCGGTTATCATTCTTGGACAGGTACAATTCTACCGCTTTGGTCAAAGTCATAACCTAGCTCGTCCATTATCCAAGCCATAGCAGTCTTTACATTGTCCACATCATGGCGTTTCTCTTCCGCATATGGTTCAAAGTGTTCTTCCCATTCGTGTATAACATCCCATACTACTTCAAGGGATTCATCTACTCTAAAATTTGTTGGTTTATTCATTACTCAACTTCCGTTTCAAGGATGTCTTTCCTCATGTTCTCAACAGTGTAATCACCATTAGCTAAGTCCATAAAGGTTTCAACAATTCCAGAGTAAGACCAGTCAGGATCACCTAACCACTCTATGATTTGTTCTTCGGTAAATTTAGTAGGTATAGTAGTATTATTATTCATTTGTTTATTGGGTTGTCGGTTGTTTGTCTTATAACACCCTCAATGGATGAATAAGAAGATCGGTTAAGTAACTCTTGCTGTAGCTCCACCAATCGGTCACGGACAGGTACGCTATCAGGTAATTTCTCAAGGACACGTAAGTAATGATCGATCAAAGTCTGGATAGATATGTCGTCAAGCGTTTCAAGTTTAGAAGGATCGGTAGTTTTATTCATCTATTAAGCAATCTGGGCAGGTACTTTGTGCTTCCATCTTAGGTGATGTCAAGCCACAATCTTTGCAAACAGGTAAGCTTCTATTTCGATAATATTGTTTCAACTTGGATTTGATGTCTTCCATCATGGCTTCCTTGGACGCTATGTTTGACCCGCTTATAGGAAGCTCACGACACCCCCACGCTATGAACGGAAGGGAAGAGCTGTGTGAGTCGATACGATAGAAGAAGGTAAAGTTCTGGTAAGTAAAGGATACGCTCATACAGGTATACCTCCACGATAGGCAACAAAAACTCCATGTGAACAATCGCTAGTCAGTTCCATGCCATTCTCTCTGTATAGTTTGACCTCGTATCTATCAATCATATCAGCATCAGAAAACTGGCTTTCAAGTGCGGTCTTAACGATGTCTTGCTCATGTACCAAATCAGATTCGGTTATGTGCCAAGTGCCTTCGATCATATCCTCTGAATCTTTGTCGATTTCAAATTCAAAGTTAAAGCGGTTAGTTGGTATAGTTTTCATGTGTACAGGTAAGTTTAAACAAGTGAGTAAGTAGAGTTGCGGTCTTTTATTGAACCATCTTCGATCAGTTCTTCTAACTCGCCAAGTTCTTCTAAGCGGTCTCTCATGTTGGCGTTTTCCTTTTCAGTTTCTAACAGCCAATTAAATAGCTGTAAGTTTCTAGTTTTAAGTTCTTCTAATTGTTCTATTTTCATAAGGTTAATTAACTTGCTAAGATTGAAATTAAGATTGCTACCCAGCACCCAGCCAAAGTGACAATCACCAAAGCATTTGCGATACGATCGGATTTACTTGGTTTTAGCCAATTAGGATAACAAAGGTTTGATGTAATTTTTATTTGTTTCATATTATGCTACAACCTCCTCTTTTACTTCATAATGCTCTGCAATCTCTTGCCAGTCTACATTCTGTAAGAAAGCTAATGCATAATCTCTGCCAATTCCTTCATCAGTGGATTCCTCTATCAATAGCTCTGCAAACTCTTGCATAGCGTCAGGCGAGCCGTGTGACCATGTTTCATAGTTTGACCATCCGTTGTAAGTAGTATCTGTTTTCATAGTATTTTTGTTTTTAGTGAATTAAATGTTATCTTCTTCGATTTCAAAGCCTTCCCAGTAGCTACTTCCGCAGACATTTTCAAAGCCGTAGTAGCCAATCAAATCATTTATTTTGAAAGGTAATTCTAAGGCATCAAATTGACCGCTAGTTAAACCATCGGCTTTTTCCACTTCTTCAAACTCTGCCCAATCAAACTCTTTTCGGACATCCAAGTCTTTATCCAAAGTGATTCGATCAAACTTTGTATATTGTAATTTGTCGTAATCACCCCCAATGGCATAAATGAATTCAATTTGATTACCTTCTTCTTTCCAAGCTAATCCGTAATCGAATAAAGAAGTAGCCAAATCTGCATCTGTGCCAATGTAACCAAGCTTTTCAAGTTTAGAGATAGTATTAAGTTCTGTAGTGTTCATGTGTATAGTATAGTTTTGTTTTTTAATGTTTAGAGTAAGATACATTGCTTATTGATTTATCCCAACACGCCCTGCATTCAAGACATTTATTACCTTGCTTTGATGAAGGACAA